CATGTGTGAAAATCTTTTACCCGTTCCCTTAAGATCAGGCGCTTCCCCTCTTTCCTTTCCTAACAACATATTCGCCGCATCACATTTCTTTTTGATGTGCTTGAATATTTTTACGTTAGGACCCATAGCCATCGGGCTGTTCAATGCCATGCCGTTGCGCTGTAAATAGGAATGGAAACCCATGGCTCCCAATCCCACCGAACGTTCAGACTCCGCGCTCGTGATGGCTTTCTTCATGGTCAAGGGGGCACTCTTTATAAATTTAGTGAGAGTGTTGTCAAGCATTCTCATTAAGTCCTCTATAAATAATTCCTCCTTCTCCCACTCGTCAAAGTATTCCAGATTGACACTTGACAAACAACAGACGGCTGTTCTTTCCTCATTGGTTGGCAATGTTATTTCACTGCATAAATTGGAATGGTGTACCTTTAATCCCTTGTCCTTTAATTCCTTGGGCAATGCCTTGTTAACCGTATCAATGAACATAAGATAAGGCTCGCCCGTTGATACCCTAGCTTCAAGTATCTTTATCCATATGCTTCTAGCTTTAACTGTCTTGACTTTTTGCTTACTGTTGGGGTCAATTAAATCCCAATCTCCATCATCTTCCATAGCTTTCATAAACTTATCTGGAATTATAACAGCGTGATGAAGGTTAAGGTTCTTCCTATTGATGTCACCACCAGCGGGCTTTCTCATCTCTATAAACTCTATTATTTCGGGGTGTGAAACATCCATGTAGCTGGCATAGGAGCCACGTCTGGTGGCACCTTGATTGAATGCAACCATTTGGGAGTCCACTACGTGCATAAATGGAATAACCCCTGTAGTCTTATTACCTTTGCTAGTTGACTGTCCCTGTGAGCGTATATGGCCCCAATAACCCCCTATTCCGCCCCCCATACTCGATAACCAAATGTTCTCAGTATAGTGCGCGGCTAGTCCTTCTCTGCTATCGGGTACATAGTTTAAAAAGCAACTGATAGGCAAACCCCTATCCGTTCCTCCGTTTGACAGAAGTGGAGAAGCAAACATAAACCAAAGATTTGAAACATATTTATACAGTCTTTCTGCATGTGCTTTATTATCAGCAAATGTCATGCATGCTCTGGCAAAAGCTTCTTGTGGAGTCTCCTCTGTTGGTAATAAATACCTATCCTTTAAGATATCCACAGCATTGGTGGGCAGTAGGGTATCTTTTGTTGTATCAATATCAATTTTCATAAGTTCCTTACACACATACCAAGGAGCAGTATATCACTTCTGCCCATCGAGGTCAATTGCTTTTTGATGGAAACACCAAATTCCCTTCAACTTTTATGTAGCCAGAGTCAATCATCGCCCTAATGGTCTGGTCAAGTTCACCTGGATTGGAAATTTTTCTAAGAACTTCCTGCCTAAATACCCCAAGTCTGACATGCCTTCTCTTTTTCAAAGCCATTGTAGCCTCCAACCATGTTTTCATGTCATGCACTATCCTTCCCGTCCGAGCCATACCGAAACCCTCCAAAGCTTTAGGCATACTTTTTTCCATTTCAAACATAAGTTCCTTTGTAGTATCCCAATCCTCTTTCATTATCTTTCTTGTTGATCTGCGTGAAGCGGATACGGATACAGCAACCTTCAAAAAATGTGACACCCTTCGTTGACAATATTCTGACAAGTGGGGATCAATTGGTTCTGGTTGTATATAAGTACCAATATCTTCATTGGCTTCTTCAAATACATCATCATCAAATGACATAGGCCCATACATTTTTGCGATGTGACCTAAATCATTTCTTAAATTGTCAATCGTGTTATCACTGATAACTTTTTGTGTTAAGTCTTGCGGTATTCTTTCTCCCTCATGAAATATGGGAAGCATTCTTGATAACAATCCTTGGGACTTTGCATCCTCTGGCAAGTTATCAACAAACTGTTCTGGTGTTGCACATGCAATCCAATTCAAGCAAGGACCCTCAATAATAAATTCACCTGCGGTTTTTGTTTTATAACTGTAAGATTCTCTACTATCCCACATGTCCGTTAAAAAGAATTGAAGACTCCTTTCATTTCTTGTCATGAATGTACCAAATTCAGATGTCACTAAAGTTATGGATGAATCAAAGAATTGTTCTTGACGAACAGTGCTTAAAAGTAAATCATTTCGCTTTATCTTTTGCATATCAACTGTTAATTTTTCTGGGGTAATTTTATCTTGAATAAGATACAAAGGATATTTTCTTAAACCATAGTTATCAAGATCAGAGTTCCAATTTTCATGATCTTCTTTTGAACCCACAGGTGTGGTAAGCCTATTAAATACTTTTGTAAAAGGAAGTATCAAGCTTACGGATTTATTGCGACCTGGTGGTGCAATAAGTATTATAAATAAATTAGATCCTATGTCATAATTGGGCATAGGAAACCATACTCGTCTCCCTAATGCACCTGCCACCGCAGAAAGCGCTGTCCATCTTGCAAAAGTTTTAGGGATGGGACTTTCCTTGACGGCATCAACACATGCCCCTACATAGTCTGTATAATTTCTTGCCATTATTTATCATCTAGAAACTTAATGTTTTCTGGGGGTATATGGACTAGTTTAATTACCTTAGCTTTGGTTTCAATCCAAATATTCCCATCTTTGTTTCTTATTAATGAAGGTCCTTCTATCTCTGCCTCATTGCATATGGTAGAAAATTCCCCCTCTTTTACTAATACCTTTCCGTCTTCCACATATATTCTTTTTATTTCATCCATGGTTTCATATCTTTCCATGTGTAACCAACTTCAACTGAAGAAGGTACAATCATTTCTTTTCCCTTAATTTCCAAAGGGTTATTCATTTGCTTTAAAACTTGGGGCATTAAGTCATCTAATTTATCAATGTAACATTGACCAAGAATAGCGTCATGAACTTGTGCCAATATATCCAAACCCTCATGTCTTAAATTCTGCCACACTTTTAACAATCCTAGATTAAGTAAATCCCCTATCGTTGATTGAGGAACATAAGCAATTGCTTCCCTCAATGTGGAGTTATCATTTAACCTACTCCAAAATTGTCTGCGTCTTCCCATGGGTGTGATCAAGCAACCCGTTTGTTTTAATTCATTAGAAACTCCCGTATGCCATACACGTATTCCAGGAAACGCCCCTTTAATTTTTATAAGTTTGCCTATAATTTCTCCTCCGTCTATCAATTCTTGAAAGCCTCCCTCTCGATCTTGCTTGTGCCATCGTTCCAAAGAAGCCAATGGTATCACACCACCAAAATAAAGCAATTGAAATCTTGTCGCATGTGACAGTTTTATTTTTAAATGTTTAGCCAATGCATGAGGAGACATGCCATAGTTAGTTCCATGACCCGCACGCTTACACATATCACGATAAGTAAAATGTAAATAGTAAGGTTTATTAGCAAGCTCTCTGTTCTGAATGGGATCATCAGACCAACCCAAGTTGGGCCATACCATTTTAACAACTTCAGTATGCAAATCCGTACTCTCACATGCCTTTATATATTCCTCATCCCCCGCAATATAAGCCGTAACTCTTGATTCCGCTTGGTCCAGATCAGCATAGAACATTATCTTTCCCTCATCGGGAACAAATATGGAACGCAATTCCTTTGTAACGTTTTGTAAATTGGTTCCCGTTCGCCATGGACTTCCAGATGATGACCACCTGCCCGTCTCCGTGCCCGCTACATTATAAGAACAACGTATCCTTCCGTCTTCATCCCGCTTGGAATCCAAGACAGAAAGCTGTTTGGTTATATCACGCAACGCAAGTATGGTATGACAGAAAGGCTTGGCTCTTGGATAAAATTCCCCAAGCTGTTCAAGCGCCGCTCTGTCCGTGGATACCTTTGACTTGCCCCCTTTGTAGGACACAACGGGTGGCAATCCCAGATGTTCATATAAAATTTTCTTAAGTTGAACGGGACTGTTATGGTTTAAATCCTTTCCCCAAACAGATTGGGAAAATAAATTAAGCATGCGTTCAAGCTTCAATCTTCTTTCCCTTAGGATTTTTTTTCTTGTCTTTACCTCCTCCTCGTCCACACGCAAGCCACGCAACATCATGTCCATCGCTGGCTGTAAACTGTCCAATTCAAATAGGTATGTTTTTTTAGTGAGCCCATCAAATTCCTTGTGTACCTTGTCCCATATCTCATATGTCAAGGCGCAATCAAGGGCACAATAAACCCATTCCGTCTGTTCATCAGATAAATTTTGCTTACTTATTTCTGTGTTTTTTATTATCTTCATCAGCTAACTCCCCTGCGATTGCTGAGTATCCCACCATATCAACGTATGTATCGGAACTCGGATTTCCAAACTTGGCTCTTGCCACCTTTAATAATAACATGAGGATAGAAACATCATGTGCAGATATAGGGTGGTCCAGATAAGCAGACCAAAGACGAGAAATGTTTTCATGATTCTCTTTTTTATTTCCGTACTCGTGTTCCCTTTTTCCGCTCAACAATTTTAAAGCGGTCTTTAAATTTTCTTCTATCTTTATTATCATGTACCCTTTCCACTAAATCATTCAGTTCTTTTTTTGTTCTTATGGGATCCAAATCAGCCAAATCACACACTAAATCAAAGTCATCCTGCTCATTTTCAAACCATTCCCACGCACTTATGTGCGCCTTCCTATCTTCCTTTCCGTTGCCCGCGTATATTAAATCCTGCAACAGCTGATCCAAAGCCGCCCGCCAAAGACGGACATAGGCTTCCATCTCCCGCCAACTATCATTAACAGACTTTGCCGTAAAAAAGTTTGGTCGCTTCACTATTCATCAGCTTTTGTGCTCTTTGAGAACTTGGCTAATGTCTTCCATGCACCTTCATTAGTGTATATGGAGCCCAGAAATGCCAAACCTTTTTCCATTTCGGGTTGCAAAGCATGATGTGCGTGCATGGTATCATGTATAAGTCCCTTGACTTTTATATTATTTTTAAATGATAACCATGACACATCATAAGTTTGATTCTGTGCAACCTTAACTATGCGTTCGTCTTCCAATAAATCCTTAACCCATGTCCATGCCTTGACCTCATCCTTGGGTGACCAATAATTTTTAAAATGTGGATTGGGCATCCAGAATGGTACAACAATGGCGTGTCTTAAAGAGGGGGCAAACCCAATACACCTGGTCTGCCCTTCCGCTGTTTCTATGTCGAAAGATAAAGGGTTGAGCGCACTGCATGTGTCTATATACTTGTCCTTGAATACATAGAGATCATCTATAGTGGGTTCAATCCATAACTTTCTGTTTATATAATTAATATTTTTATTCTCCGATTCTCTTTTGGCTTTCTTAAAATCCGAAAAAAGATGCGCCCTAAAATCGTAGTTCCTTACCACCGTATGTGAAGGGTAGGTAGTTATTATTTTAAATTCTCTATTTAAATGGGGAGTGTTGGAAGGTATGATAGCGCCACGATATGTTTTAACCTTGTCAAATCCCGTTAACGCCCACAATGAAACGCCTCCCATTGCTACAATAACATTGGGATTTGTTTCATTGAGTTCATTGTACAAACGTTGCAAGTCTTGCTCCATCTCCTGCTTGAGGTAACCTAAGGTGGTATTTGGGTAGGAGGAGCGCCACTTACTCTCTTTGCACAAAGCCTTGTATTCAGATTTTTTATGAAAAAAATTTTGAGGGTTGTCTTGCGCAGGCTTTAACTGAAAAGTGTGGGTGAGCATGCAATCTTCGATTTGTATCCCTGCCATTCTGCAAATTTTATTAATAATAAAATCGCCTGCAAGTATTTTATTTAAACGCACCTCATTGGAAGAAGGGAAGTCCATCACGATAGCGATCTTCGCCCCTTCCTTTAACTGAGAAGGAACACGTTTCCTTACAGCATACTCACCCATGATATATTAGTGCTTAGCCAATATTCTAGATACTGAAGCTTGCAATATATCCTTGTTGCGTCCAACCATTTCGTGCTTAACTATGCCACTAAACGATTGACCGATAGTCTGCTCAAGCATTTCCCCAAAGGAATTACCACTCATACCGAGTGTCTTTGTGAGAAAAGCTTTAAGCGAAATCACAGGATTACCCTGCCTAAGTGCTTTCTTGGTTGCCCAAAATTCCAACCGAGTGCCGTCACAGTTTTCTAAATCTGCATCAGTAATATCAGATTCCAGAACTGCTTGTGCTTTACAGTTGAGACGCACAATTTGGTTTTGATTTTCACCAACTCTATCCGTACGATAACTTGTGATAACAAAATCATAACTGCCTTCAGGCAGAGTGATTGTTTCAGGTATATCCTCAGGGTTCATTGCTAAAAAGTCGTTAACATCAGCCATTATTTGCCTCCCGTTTTGATGTTGATTACATTATCCTTAGTGGATAATCTTTGTCGAGCATTTTTCTGAATCGAATCAAACAATTTCGCAAGATCCAACACAGTATTAGGCTCAATTAATTTTGGAGCCGTTACCTTTAGATCCATGCGATGATCCGATACCGTACGTAAAGTTCGCTCGACACCTTTACTAGAACTTCTAGTATCTATTCTGCATACACAGTTAAAATACCTACCAATTTTAGTAGACAATTTTGAACCGACACTAGTTGGATATGCTTTCGACACACCCATATCGCCTTCCATGTATTGCATATGTGTTGTCACTACCACATTACACGGAACTTCTGAACCCGTAAGGTATTGAATGATGTGCTGGACATCACGCGCGGCTGTTCCCCATTCTGGTTGACTAGCTTGGTCGGTTGGCTTCTTGTTATTAAATACAAGTGCCCCCCTTAAAGCCGCCTCTCCCATCAAGGTTAAACTGTCGATAACCAACACATCTTTAGATGTCCACTTACTTACAGATCCAAAATCCTCTTCCTTATCTTTCCAATTTGAAATAAGGTTAACCCCTTTGCGAAAAGCATCCGCTCTTCCTATTGGGTCTTTCAACGTAACATAACTAACCTTGTCCACCGCATCTGGATTAAGAAATTCTGGAAGGATAGCCAAGCCATCATCATAATCCAAGATACGCAAATTGTATCCCGCATTGGCTAATGCCGATAATGAAGCCGTCTTTCCCGAACCACTATCACCCACGAGTAACAGTTTAGTTACATCAGTTGATATATGATCTTTAATACTTGCCATGTTTTTATCTCCTATAATTTTCATAGTCTATCATAAATAAAATAATTGTCAACAATTATTTTTTTCGTAACTTTAATCCCAAACGGATACGCCTACGATTGCGTCTCTTTTTAGAGCCGACCTTGCGCCTGCCCTTGTGTCCTTTTCTTTTTAAGTCTGCCTTACTCATTGAGCACCACAT